GTTAAAGTAGATTCACGCTTTGCATATTTCACAGCGTCGTCAATAATGTTGCCATCCTCATCAAGGATCTGTTTGGCAAACTTATCTTCTGCTTTCTTCAAGATTGCAGGGGTGATCTCAGTGATGTCACCTTTGCTTGCCTGCTCAAGAGCTTCACGCATAGCACGTTCACGCATCTTGCCGCGAGCAAGAATGTGACCAAACACATCATCAGTCGCCGCCATAATCTTTGTAGAGTATGTCAGGAAGTTGTTGTCATTCAAGTTCCGAGCCATATTGGCAAAACGGTACACAGCTTTATCAGCAGCAGTACCGCGCTTCTCAGCCCAGTCTCCATACATTTTCCACTGTTGATCTGCCTTAGTCCTCTCTACGTATCGAGATTGAATAGTGGCAATATCACCAGAGAAGTAACCATCGAGCTTTTTACGGAATAGTGTAAAAGCTTCAGGCAACATACCCATCATTCCGTTTAGAGCAGCAAGTGATGCCTTACGTGTGACGACGTCACCAGCAAAGGTTGCTCCAAGAGCAGTAGCCATAGGCCGCAAGAACGTGGCAGAGGCAGTACCCATAATTGCCCTGATAGGCGTTTTGGGTCCGCTCAGCACGCTATGGATCATCACACCTTCAAGCTCTCTGATCAGCTCACCTGTTTGTTTCTTACCGTCCAGCATCCCTCCGCGCAGTTTTTTGCGGAAGAAGTTGTCCAAGTCATTCAGGTTCGTGACGTCATCGAGCATAGAAGCGACTTCCATGTACGCCTTGAAAAGTTCGTTATCTCCACTCTCACCAGCCATTTGGAAGGCGGTACGGAAAGCATCAATAGATTTCTGCACGTCTTCATTTACGGCTTTCTCGAAGTCAGCCTTCTTAGGTACACCGTCGACGCCTTTGATAGATACCAAGTCATAACCAGCAAAACGACGAGATCGAGCTGCAATAGCAGTCAATGATGCAAACTTGTCAAACAAAGCCTTAGCAGGTCCATCTGTATCGCCCAGGTCGTAGAGGTCTTGCAGCTCACGGCCAGCAACACCAAGGTCACGGATCTCTTTTAACAGTGAACCTCTAAGGAGGTCGTTGGCAGGAATCATGTTGGGATCCATGATCTCAATCTCTTCAAAGCTGCCATCTTCAAGCTTGACCTTACGTTTAATGCCTTGCTTGTAAAAGTTGTCAGCCCATTCACGGGGCGTCAGGTCTGTACGAAGACGACCTTCAAACATCTCTTTCATCGATGCTGTGGCGTCTCCCCAGACTTCATGGAGAGGCACTCCCATCTTCTTTGCCTTAGCGACTTCTTTGATTACATAGTCCGTAGACATGAAGTCTTCCATGATCCGTTTGACTTCACTAGCAGCAAGATCAGGGTTGCCTTTACCAATACGGTCCAGTTCGATAGGTCGAGTCAGTGAGTCAGTAGAGCCGCCTTCTGCACCCAGCTCATTGCGGGTGCGAGACAGTTGTTTGTTGACGTCACCAGCAGAACCGTTAGACGTCGGTGATCCTTGCGGTGGGTCAGCTACAGGCTTGTTGGCATGACCACGGAACGCTTCAGGCGATTCAGCGACCTCATCGATGCCTTTGGCAACGGTCTGTTCTTCAATACTTTTTGTACGTTTGAGAGCATCATCGGCACCACGAGCACCTTTCAAAACAATACCCAGACCATCTATAACAGCACCAATACCCATACCCTCTACGACGTTCTTCAACGTCTTCATGGCGGGGTGATCAGTGTCTTTGGTTGCAAGTGGAGTCCTGAGCTGAGGAAAGTGCTCAGCAATAACTGCCGAGGCGTTTTCTTCTTGGGAGCCTGATGCGATCAAGTCGACCTTGGCACCTACAAGCGCAGCTCGACCCATTTGTGCAAGACCTGTCGCTTTTTGGATACCGCGGATACGTGCACCTGGGATAGGCACAAAGGCAAGGGAGCCATAATTAACCAGTGTCTTTAGAACACCACCCCACCAGGTACGGGTCTCAATAGGGTTTTCAAAAGCACCAAAGATGTCCATGTCAGGACGGTAGTCTTCGCTTCCGACATCTTCACCACGAGCCATATCAATAGCACGCTCAGGAAGAGTCACAAGGTCGGAGCCTGTTTGTTGCAGGCCACCGACTAATGCACTACCAATTTCACGGGCAACGTCACCAATGTCACTAAACTCATCCTCTTCTTGTTGTTGAGGAGCCGCTTCAACTGGACGCTCAAGTGAAGCATTGTGTTCTTCGTATTCTTTGATTTTTCTTGAGTACTTATCCTCTAGGCTTTCCTCAGGTGGGCTAGTGATTTCATCCATAGTGTTAGTTCGGTTTCAGTGTTGCCGCAGCAACTCCTGGGAGCAACGTGTGTACTTGTCTGTAATGCGGCAAACCCCTAGCGATTGCCACCATTCTTTGCAGTTGAGCTGGCGGCAGATTGTTAAGCCCAATCCACTCCGCAGAGAGACCGGCTACTGAACCACCATTCATAGCTTGCACACGGACTGCTGCTCTAGTTAAAGCAAACAAATCCTGTGTTTTTTCATCAAACTTCTGATTGTCGTCAAAACCAAGCAAGTTGGCAGTTTCTAAGAACGTAGTTCCAATAAACTGATAACGACCGACAGCATGGAGAGAACCTTCAGCATGTCGTTGTTTAATTTCACCAAGCGTCATAGACGTAATTGGCTTGTCTAAGTCAGTAGTACTGTTACCACTACCAATGGCAGTGTGTCCGCCGTCAGTACCACCACGATTAAATGCTTCGTAGCCACCGTAAGAACGAGACTCTACAGAAGCAATAGAATCTAAGAACCAGTTCGCTTCAGCACTGCTAGTAGCAGCCCTGAGTTCACGAGCAGGTGTTTTATGAAATTGCAGTTGACGTCGAGACTCAGCGGATAACGAATCGAGTTCTGCTACAGTTTTGGGTAAAGGGTTAAATTCATCGAATCCGTATCCCCTGAGGTTAGTGTTGATAAGCTTGTAAACATCAACACCATGCTGATCGGCAAGCTCACGCCAAAAAGTCGTAATACCTGTTCGCGCTTTAATTGAATCATTTAATTGTTTTACTTGATCGTCTAAACCTTCTATTTTTGTATCGAAAGAAATCGTACCGGCTTCAACCCTACGGTTTACGTCCTGATACATCTTTATATTATCTGTTTGATACTTAAACTCAGGTCGCTGGAAGAAACCTCCTTCTTTAAGTTTGAACTGTTCAGGGATCTGTGCAAGCGCATCTTTCATCGCCTTGTCATGAGCAATACGTGGTGAATCCGGCGGATCATCTTGCCTATAGATCTGGTATTGCTGACGATAATACGCAAGAGCGTTTTGTTTACCGTAAATGTTATGAAGACTGTCGTATTCAAAGACTTGTGTTTCGTCCTTTACGGCTGCTTCAAGTTCTGTTTGAGCTGCGTCAAGAAGTGCCTCAGGCGGATGTAATTTATCATCCTCAAGTACTTTTTGTTGATAGTCAGCTCGTGTTCCAGAATCATTGATACGATCTACAAGAGCTTGACTTACCGGAACACCAGCATCCAAACGTTGTTCAATCTCTTCTATCGTCATTCGGTCGTCAAACTCTTCGTTGGTTTGAATACCTGATAACAGTCCATAGTTTGAATCGTCAAAAAGCCTTAGGTCTCCGAAAATTTCATTGTATGCTTTTTGAGAACGATCACTTTCTTTCCATCTGTTTACCCTTTCAAGAATAGCCTGCTTATCTGTATTGCTTAGTTCTTCAATCGAACGATTTAATTTTTGTGTCTGAGCACTAATAGCAGCCTGCTCAAGCAAGGCAAAATCCTTAGCGCGTGCCACCCTCAACTGCTTGGTAGACCCATCTCTTAAGGTGACTTGAGCGTCTAAAGCTTCGCGAAAAGCAGTTGGATCAATTGAACCGTTGCCAAGGCCAGTACGAATGAGTTCAGTTGCTTCTGCAAAAGCAAGAGCACTGCTACCACCAAACTGTCCTTTGTATTGGTCAACCCAACCCATCAGGTTGGTAGCAATTTCGGTAGGATCTGCATTGACGAATGTCGCATACAGTGTTTGTGTACGCTCAGTCTCACGTTGTTTTTGGAAAAGCTTTGCTTGACGGTTTGCGTATGCAAGTTGTTCACCTTGCTCAAACTTACGCATTGACGGAAACAAGTGCTCATGCAGCAGCATTGGATTTAGCTCCTGATACTGCGTCATGTACTCTTCTCTAATCTGCTGTTCAATAGCAGCACGTTCACGTGGGTCAGACGTTTCGTTTAGACCGAGTTCTTGGCCTCTTGCCGTGTAGTGACTGCCATAGCTGACACCAGCTTGCTGCAGCATTGCCTTAGCAAAACCATATGCTTTCCAACCAGAAAGCTCTCGCAAGCTTTGAGCAACAAAAGTATCACCACCACCGAGTTCATATTCGGAGGCTGCTTGATCGGCGGCTGAACGGGCTTCACCAAGTGCAGCTTCGTCAGCTTTGAACTGAGCCCGCTCTTCCTCGGTAGCACCGTTAAACCAGTACTCCCGCATACCTTCGAGCATTTGCTTTTCGTTTTCTTTCTTTTGCCGTTCGATAAGAATCGAAGACAATGAGTCAGAAAACTGAGCCAGACCTTGCGCACCTGCTGCTATTTCTTTTGCAGCCTGTGTGTCGCGTCGTAAAAGCTCAGCACTTTGTTGTTGAAGTTCTCGTTCGCGTCGTTGATTAAGTTGTTCTAGCTCGTTAGAGCCAAGGTCTACTCGGGCAGATTGAAACTGACCACCTTGGCTGAATGATTGAAAGGAAGTGGTCATGGGTTAAATGTTCCAAAATTGTAAGAACCAAAAGTACCGCTAGGTAGCTTGAAAGTTGGCATCGCACTGTTAAATATCTGTGGCGCGGTAAAGTTGTAACTCATAGGCGGCGCACTGAAGTAATTAACATTCGATGGGCTGATTGTTGGTAGAGCAGTATTAGGCATAGAACCAACATTAGGAGCCTTTAACTGGTTGTATCCGGAAATAGCACCACTGGCTGCGCTAGCTATTCCTCCAAGGAATTGCATATTTGCAGCTGTCATATCGGTATTTGGTTTGACTGGAGGCAAGCCGGGTTGAGGTTTAAATCGAACCTGAGAGTATGCGTTTCTATTTGTAGAACGCAGTTGGTCTCGAATACCTTGAACTCTGCCTTGATAACGTTCATGGGCACGTACAAGGTTTGAAGCTGCCATCGCCTGACTTCTGCCATAAGCAGCTAGGTCTCGTGCTTCTCTTCGCCTTGCAGTTTTGCCAGTACCCGCATATGTCCTACGTTCCATCAAATTCACAAAGGAGTCCAAAGCAGAACTATCAGCTTGCTTAAATAAATCATTCAAACGAGTTTGTTCATCTGCAAAAGCACGGCTTGCAGCCAAAGTATTTTCTGCAATAGTGGTTTCGTACTCTGCAACCTTTGTGCCATACGCAGCACGCTGACCGTCCCAGTTGATTCGGCGTATCTTCAGTTGTCTTTTGTAGTTGTCGACTTCGGCTTTTTTTTGAGCACCGGCTGATGCAAGGCCACCAAAGGCACTGGCAACTTGCCCCGCTGCCATAAGTCCAATGCTAACTGGTTCGCACACGGCAAAATTCTATAAAGGTTAATTTGTTTGGACCGTAAGTAACTTCACGCAAGAACTTAAATCCAAGAAAACGAAGAAGCTTTAGATGGGCAGTGTTGCGCTTGTCAACAATGTTCCACAGCACCTTCTCTGGTCTACTGTCGATAAATCTTTTGCACTTACGTGCGAATGACATCGGATGTTTGTGTATCTCAGGAGTGCATAACATCCAGA